GAAATTATAATCCCCCAATGTTTGACGATATTTGGACTGTCACCATTGAACGTGCCGTAAAACCGGTTGAACTTACAGTTGTAGCAGGATATAAACCTATTACATATAAAGGCAAGGTGATGAAAGATGTTTCCATGGCTGAGTGTATTCAATGGGCTATTGATGATTTTGATACTCATTTATTGAACCAAGCATCAATATTAGAAGGAATGAAGTTACGAGAAGTAGATATTCAGCTTTGCCCACATGATAAAAATTGTAAGCATTTGAAAGGAAATTGTCCTAATCATATTGAACCTCAATTTGGTAGAGAAACTGTGAAATCGTTTTGGAAACTTTGGTATGCTTCGAGCAAATATAGAAAAGTTGATACTTTGTACGACCGTCTTGACAAAGATGCATCTAATCTCCTGTATGAGCAAGGAATGAATTTTCTTGATAAATGGGATTGGATTAAAATTGTTCCAGCTCCTATATTAGATCATAAGGATGCTCCTAGCGTATTGAAATGGATGTATGCCGAGCGTCTTAAGAGCGATTATAGATCTGAAATGATGCGTGCATGTTGCACATTCATTTTCATGATTTTATTTTGTTTTTATGCATTTTCAACTCAAACTGCTATAAATTGCACATTCATTCTTCTCTTTGAAATAGTTTTTCGTCTGCGTAATTTAGTCGAACGCGTAGAAAAGAATCTATATAAAGATCTTAAAAAGAGAAATATGGAGATTGCTCCAATGCTTAGACGACACCGAGATAAATATGCTAAATACATTTGTGGAATTTCAATCGGAATTGCCGCATTATATGGTTTGGCTAGAGCGTATCGCGCATATCGGGCCGAAGATCCTCACGGGTCTTTGGAACCTAAAACAAAGGAAGAGGTGCAAGCTAGAGATGGTGAAGTAAATGTTTGGACACAAGTTGTTCCACGTGATCTTCCAATTACTGCCACTTCTAAACGAATGTCAACTGAACAGTTGAGTAATGTTGTAAAGAAATGTTTAGTGTATGGATCCATTCACATTAAAGATGGAAACGCTATGGTAAATGGTCTTATGTTAAGTTCTAATGTTATGTTAGTTCCGGACCATTATTTTGAACAGTATGGTGATGTTTTGAATTGTACTTTTCGTAAACGCAATCCAGAAGCTAGTGGTGGCAAATTTGCGGCAAGACTTTGTAAGTCTGCCTCTCATCTCATTCCTGATTCAGATTTGAGAGTTTGTTATGTGTCAACTGGCGGATCATTTAATAACATTGTAAATTATTTTCCCATTGGTGACATGCCAGATGTTCCTTTTGTTATGCATTGGCGACAGAAAGATGGAGAGATGATTGTAGCTCGGGGGATGACTTCCCCAAGTATTGTAACCACTCACAAGTCTTTTAAAGGTGGAATGTATAAGAATTTAACTATTAATACTTTTAATGGTTTGTGTGGTGCTCCACTTGTGTCTGACACAAATGGTAGTGTTATTCTCGGTGTCCACTTAGGTGGCGCTGCCGGTACACCTCGTGGGTGCTATGGAAGCATTACACAACAACAATTGTTTACTGCTTTTGCTGAATTGCGACGCATCGAAGGCGTTGTACTTTCAGGAGGAGCCGGAGAATTTCGTACAACCGTTTTGGGAATTCAACTTTTGAAGGATGATCCTTTGCACAAGAAAAGTGCATTGAAATATCTTCCTTCTGATTCACAAATTGAGTATTATGGATCTTGTCCGGGACGAGCAGTGAGCAAATCTGATGTAAAAAATACACCCATTAGTGGACATATTGCTGATGTTTGCGGTGTACCAAATATATACCGTGGACCCAAATTAAATCCTGATTGGTATGGCTGGCAAACGTGTTTGTCGAATTTAGCTATTCCAGCACACCCATATTCACACGACTTACTTTCGATCGCCGTCCAAGATTATAAGGAACCTTTAATCAAGGTTTTCCAAGATGATCTTTGGAATAACGCAAGACCGCTTACAGATCATGAAAATTTGTGTGGTATTCCAGGAAAGAAATTTATGGATGCTATTAAGTTGAATACATCTGTTGGTTTTCCTTTAACAGGACCTAAACGAAATTTTGTCACTGAATTGGAACCAACCATTGATAAACCAAATAACCGCGAACTCGACGTTGTCTTAATGGATGAAATTAAGAGGATTGAGGATTGCTATAGAGAAGGTAAGAGAGGTTACCCTATAGCTAAAGCGTGTAAGAAAGATGAAATCTTGGCTAAAGATAAATGCAGAATTTTCTACGGAAATGCATTGTCCTTAACTTGGCTTATTAGAAAATATTACTTACCACTTCTCCGAGTATTGCAGATGAATCCGTTGTTATCAGAATGTGCTGTTGGTATAAACTCACATGGCCCTGAATGGGATGAGTTTCACCAACATGCAACAAAATTTGGCATGGATCGTCTTTTTGGCGGGGATTACGGTAAGTATGATCAAAAATTGCCATCCCAATTAATCTTTGCGGCTTTGAGAGTTCTAATGGATTTCGCACGAGAGTGTGATTATACAGAAGAAGATATTAATGTCATGGAAGCAATGACAGGTGACATTGTGTTTGCCTATATAGCCTTTAATGGAGATTTAATTGGTCTAACCGAAGGTACGCATATTAGTGGTAATTCACTAACTGTTATTATTAATGGTATTTGTGGTTCATTGAACTTGCGATGCTGTTTTTATTCGCAGTATGTACCAACCAAGTTTTCAGATCGTCTGAAATTTCGTGATTGCGTTGCAGCAATGACGTATGGTGATGATAATATTGGTTCAATTAAGATTGGGATTGATAAGTTTAATATCAAGATTTGTTCCCAATTTTTAGCGGAATATGGACAGGTTTACACTATGCCTGATAAAGAATCTGAACTTACGGAGTTTTTACCTCCTGAGGAGTTCGAATTCTTGAAGAGGAGTAGTGTTAATCATCCCAAACTTGGCGTGCATTTAGGTGCACTATTGGATAAGTCAATTTATAAATCGTTGCATTGTTTTATGCGTGGTAAGAACTGTCCTTTGACAGAAGAACATGCGTGTGCACAGAACATTGATGGAGCCCTTCGTGAGTGGTTCAATCATGGTGAAGATAAGTATGAGGAACAGCGAGAACTTATGAAGGAAGTCGCTGCCCGTGCTAATATATCACATATATGTTCTGGTTTAAATCTCAGCTATAATGACCGGGTTGCAGATTGGAATGACCAATACAAGAATGACGAAAGTCATCTTGTATAGGTAAGGTCAGTCACTTTGGAGACGTTAAATCCAACCCAGTTTCAATACTGATGGTTAGCAAAATTGATATATGTATATGGATACCGTGAGTGTTTTGATCTTTATATGTTTTGTAGAAAATTCATAGGCTTTGCATATGTTAACGGTCCCTACTGGGGAGTTTAGTTCGAGTTCACCGTGCTCACTTGTAAATATGTCGTACCATATGAGTCAATCCACTCAATGGTCTGTAAATAAATAAATGGATTGGTAATATTTTTAAATTTACTAGATTATGCCAGGATGCACAAGCCAACATATGTTTTGGTCCTGGTGAAACAAACGTGCACAACAAATCTGTATCGGAGATACAGTCAGCAGCGTCTGAAAATTCTAATTCTTCATTGAAATTAAAATTTAAACCGCAATCTGGTCCGGAAGGTACTACTGTAATGGAAGGTTCCACACTTTCCACAGAACAGAATATTCTTTTCCGTGACCAAAACCCATCGTATGTTTATGGGGTGGACCATGTAGATGACCCTACTAGAGGGTTGCAGGATACTGATGACGCAACTTTGGACAATTTCTTTTCACGTCCGTTGAAGATCAGCACCCAGGAATGGGGTACAGGCACCACTTTGGGTTATGATTTTGATCCCTGGGAATTATATTTTGGAAATCCTCGTGTAATTAACAGAATGACAAATTATAATCTAATGCGTGCTAAATTACATTTAAAAATTGTGATTAATGGTAATGGATTTCAATATGGTCGTGCCATAGTTGGTTATCTTCCTTTGGATACTTACGACAATATGTCTACTTTATCAGCACTTATACCGCAAGATTTGGTTCAATTGTCGCAGTGTCCACATATTTTTGTTGACCCTACTACGTCCACTGGAGGAGAGTTATGTTTACCTTATTACAATCATTTTAACAATTCTTCCATTCCGTTTGGTAATTATCGCAATCTTGGACGAATTTATGTTCGTTCAATTAATGCTTTAAAACATGCAAATGGAGCTGGAGATAAATGTACTGTATCCATTTTTGCATGGGCTGAGAACGTACAACTTAATGTTCTCACTTCCGTTGACGCTCCAACATTGACTCCTCAGTCAGGTATGGAACCCAACAAGGGCAAGAAAAATACGATGTCTAAGTCCTCAAGAGGAGGCAAAAAGAGTGGTTATGCCAAACAAGGTGGAGGATCAACCACTCCGGGTAAGGAGATAGATGAAGCTAATTCAACCGGCATGGTGTCCGGACCAGCAACATCTATAGTTAAGGCAGCGAATGCGTTGAGTGTAATACCCCAAATTGCACCCTTTGCAATGGCAACTTCTAAAGTTGTTGGCGCAGTTGGTAATGCTGCAAAAGCATTTGGGTATAGTAGACCTCCTATTACTAAAAACCCCGAACCTTATAGGCCAACACCGTCATCGCAGTTAGCAACAACTAACACACCAGACACAGCTATTAAGCTTACGGTAGATGAGAAGCAAGAATTGACTATTGACCCAGGTATTGCGGGTTTAGGACCAGAGGATCCTTTGTCAATTCAGAATATCGCATCTCGTGAATCGTATTTGACCAAGTTTAATTGGATAATGGGTACTGCACCCGAGACGTTACTTTTTAATGTTAGAGTAGATCCCGCACAATTCGATGTGTCTGGAGGTTCAGCTTATCATTTTCCGGCCACGGCAATGGCAGCTTTACCTTTTGAGTATTGGACAGGAACTTTGAAATTTAGATTTCAGATTGTTTGTTCTGCTTTTCACAAAGGAAGACTCAAGTTCGTTTATGACCCATTGTTCTTGGATTCAAACGAGTATAATACGAATTATATTGAGATAGTTGATATTGCAGATACACAAGATTTTACGCTTGAGGTTGGTAATGGACAAGCGACAACATTGTTAGAACATGCTATACCGGGTGAAGATCCTATTGCAGAGATGCATAGTACTTTACCTTTAGAATATCGACCTTTCGGTAATGGAGTTGTTGGTGTGTATATAGTCAATGAATTAACTACACCCAATAGTTTCGTGGAAAATGATATTCAAGTTAACGTATTTATTTCTGCAGGTGATGATTTTGAAGTTTTCGTCCCTAGCGATCACTTTCAGAAGTTTGTTTTTAAGCCACAGAGCGGATTTGAGCCGCAGAGTGGGAATGAAATTGTTCCTGAATCGCAGGATACACAAGAGCCCTCAGCTCCCGAGCAATCGATGAGTGATAAACTTGGGCCAGGCATACAAGATACACAACAACTTAACAAAGTATTTGTTGGTGAGACTATAGTCTCTTTTCGCACTTTACTTAAACGATATAACTTGTGGCGACGAGATAAGACATCTGCGGATGGCGGAGCTCTTACCAAACGTTACAGAGTGACTAAAAGTATGTTTCCATTTTATCGAGGAAATGTTAGTGGTGCAGTGGATATCTGCGGTAGTACTAATCAACCATACAATTACGTAAATACTGTTATGTTGCATTGGGTTACAGCTGCTTTCTCCGGG